CCGGACATTAGACACGACGTCGATGAGGCCCTGTGAGTCGATGCCCCATGGGAACGTCACCGTGTCAACCGTCTCGGTCGCAGCGATGCGGGCATTTTCGGCCTTTTGTAGTTGCGATCCGATGGAAGCCAGCTGCACCGATGCAGCCTGTGCCGTGCCAGAGGCGAGCTTCGCAAGCGATTGCGTTCGGGTGATGCAGTCCTGACCCAGGTCTCCCGGCTTCCGTTTGGCATTACCCGTGACTTTGTTGCTCCCGTCCACTGTCTCAGTCAGTGGGTTGCCGAATCCGCGATAGACGTCAACCTTGTCCTGGAACTGGATGCGGTCATCCACGCAGACACAGCCATAGCCGTCGCTACAGCTCTCATGCTGCCCCTCTGGGCAGTTTCCTCCACCGCCTCCATCGGCGGTCGTTGGCTGCGGTGGATTGTCGGTTTTCTGCTGATCGCAAAGAGCCAAACTGGTCAGAGCCTGGTCAGATGCCTTCGCGACGCATTCCTTGACGTTGTTGCGCAGCTCTTCAGCCAGCTTGTCGGTCTTCGTGATGGCGTCCCACTGCTTGTTCAGCAGGACGTTGGCGTCGACCATGTCTTTGAGCAGATGGTAGACCACGAACATCGTCTGGCCGTCGATGATGGGAGTCCCACCACCACCTCCTGCTCCACTACCGCTTCCACCAGTCTCCGTTGTGTCGGTCGTGATGTCGCCGCAGTTGATGTGGCCGTGGGTTGTCTGATCTCCACTCTGCGTACCGAGCACTGGATTGTTGGCGGTTATCCTCGCGAAGTAGCAGGCACCGTCCGCGGTGCTCTTGACGGCTTTGTCCAGCCCGCTATCCACACCCATGTTCGTTGCGTCGGATGGCAGCGGGTCCGGAGGGCAGTCGCCGACCTTGAATTGCTGTACCGACCATTGCCAGTGGCCCTTCTCAATCTTGTCTGATGCATTCTTCGCAGTCTGGGCCTTGTCGGCAGCCCCCTTCAGCGAATCGCAACTTACCGCGCTTCCACTTCCGCCACTCGAGTCAGAAACAATGGTCGAGAGCATGAAGCCCCACATTCCGCCTTCGGCGCCGGCGATCTCGTTGGCGTTATCCAGATCCTGCTGCGCCTGCAACACAGCCACTTCCGCGGTCAGAATCGCCTGCTTGATCTTGAAAATCGTCGCATGCAGCCCATTGATGAACTGGCCCACAGGGAGGTTCACTCCCTGTCCTTCGGCTCCAGCCTTGACGCCTTCCATATAACCAAGCGCTGCTTCAGCCTGAGCCTGAATGCTTGTGCCGAAGTCCAGGAGCTTAAGATATTGGGCCTGTTTGTCCTCCAAGGCGTTGACGAGCTTCTGCCCCTTGCCGACGCAGGTCGGCGGCGGTATCCAGTCGGCCTCTATGGCCGCGTCATCGAGACATTGGGATGTGTCCTGCTTGCTATTTTGGTTTGCTGTTGGGCCAGGAGCTAGTTTGGGGTTCTTCGGAACGCCGAGGAGTCCCGCAAGCGCCTGCGCATTTGCTGCCGAGGCTACCGTGAGCGCTTGGTTGCTGATGTTCTCCCATGGCACCTCATTGTCGAATTGATATGAGGTCTTCTCCGGCTCGAGCAGGTTGTAGTCAGCGCCGACGCAGCGCACGACGTCATGAATGTCGGCCTCATCGTCCTTGAAGGTTACCCAACGGCCGAGTGGAATACGGCCTTCTGGACTACCACCCTGCAGCATCGACGTGTCCAGAACGGCCCCGCTGTAGGTCACCTGCGGAGCCTGGCTCAAGAGATACAGCTCGCGCAGGTACGTCCGCTGGCTCTTCAAAGCGTTGGAGGTAAATTTGAACGTCGGGAGGCTTGCCGTTTGTGACGACCCAGACGAACCTGACGCAATCGTGCATGGGTCAAATTGTGAATTATCCGCATTGTTCTGCTGGGCCAGCTGGGACTGCAGCTCGGCCTGGTACTGCTCGCAGGCGTCCTCGGCCTGTAGCTCCAGAAGCGCCATGGCAGCGCTCTCGCCATGGATGACTCCATTGATGTCCTCCGTCACCAACACCTGTTGCTGCGGCTTGTCTTCTTCCGTGCGCTCGGCCGAGAGGAGGTTGGTCTTGTAGTCGGCAACGATGCTCGAGCCGGCGCCGACGCTGCATTCGAGGAAGGCGTAGTGGTTAAACTCATCCCAGCGCCATACTCCGCCGAACGTCGAACTTATCTGGAAGAGCTCTGTCAGGACCGATGCTTCTTGCGATGAGAACTGCGGCCCACCCACAAATGCGCAGTCACTTGGGCCGGTGAATGGCAGGCAGCCGCCTCCACCGAATCTCCATCCTGTGACACGCTCGAGACAGGCGAAAATCTCTCCGATGCTCGTGCCCGGAGCCTCTGTGGCGAACGGAATGGCGGCAATCCGGTTGAGGTCGTAATGCGGCGCGTAGGCCACGTACTGGTAGTAGTTCGTACCAGACTGGTCGTGGTGCTGCGTGTTCTTCCGGATGGTGTAGGTGACGTGGTTGATTGGATGGACGATGGTCGTCCCGTTCTGTCGCTTCGTGCGCACGATGAGGCTGCCGGAGCCGTCGTAGTGGCTGATGGGCACCTTCCACTCGATGGTGTCAGTCCCATCGCTCTCCTTGACCCTCCAGATGAGGTCAAACGAGTCGGAGTCCGGCATCAGCGCAGCGAAGTAGTTTTGGAGCGAACCGGAAGGCGGCGTCGCGGAAAGCTCGGAATCCAGGAACGGAGATGGCGGCGGACCGCCCGTGACGGATATCTGGCCGACGTCGTAGAGGTACGGCCTTCCAATATCTTCTGAGGAAGGGATGCCGCCCTGGATGGACTTGTAGGCGTTGGTGATGGACGGAGTGCCAATCATCTCCTGCGCGAAGCTGATGTCGTGAATGTAGTCATCCTTCGTCAGGGCGCCAGCATTCAGCTCCCAGAATCCTGGAAGGGTGATGTTGCCGCCTAATGACGGCGTGCCGATGCCACCCTCTGGACCGATGCCCACGATGATGATTGAATCTACGCCACCAGTGACGGACGCGGTCCCGATGCCGCCTTCAGACCCTATCCCAGCGAGGATGATGTCTGCTGCAAGCGTCGGTGTGCCAATGCCGCCCTCTATGCCGATGCCGAGGAGCTCGATCATTCCGGGGACGCCGACGATGGGGACACCGACGCTTCCTTCGGGCCCAATGCCGAGGAGCGTGATGTAATTGATCGGCGTCTGTGTGATGGACACCCTCTGCAGCGGGGGCGTCGCGACGGCATTTGCGCCGGCTCCAGCGGCTGCGGTAACGGCAGGCTGCGAGCCATTGACGGTCTGCAGCGGCGGACTCGCGACAGCGTTGCCAGATGCAAAGACAGACGGCTGGAAGATTGTGATGGAGGATTGCTCGAGGACGGCCGGGACGGTGACCGCCACTCCTCCTATCTCGAGCTGCCGGACGCTGACCGTCTGCAGCGGCGGCGCGGCTATCTGTTCGCCCGTAACGATCGGAGCGAACTGGTTAACGCCAGTCACCTGGAGTCTTGGGAAATCGCTCGGCGCGGTAGCCGTTACCGCGAACTGCGATATGAGAATCCGCTGGAGTGGCGGATGGACCGTTACGCGACGATGACCGTGGACGATAGATGCCGTGGCGGTCGGGTCGAATTGCGCTATGGATGCGTTCTGCTTCGGGGCCGCATAATGCGCCGCAGGCTGCAGAACGCTGACTGTCTGCAGCGGAGCGGTCGCGGTGCCGATGACTGCGGGAGATGCCGCGGGTTGACTGGCAGATACCGTCTGCAGGGGAGCGGTCGCGTTGCCGGTGAGAGATGCCGCGGGTTGACTAACGCTGACTGTCTGCAGGGGAGCGGTCGCGGCGCCGATGACTGGGGGGGATGGCTGTAGCGCCGGATATGGCTCGTTATTACGGCTATAGCGGAACGTCTCAGTCGAAAGTGAACCGATTTCCGGCAGCGGCTCCCCATTCCGGCTGTAGAGGAACTGCCTTGTATCAACTGTCACGGTTGTGGCTTAGCAAACCAGGCATGGCCGCTCGCGGACGTGGAGCGGCTAATGAATCGCAATGTCACTACCCCGTCAGCAGTCGGCGTGATTGAGCTAAATGAGAGCGTCGTCCAGGCTCCGCTTCCGCCACCCGCATTCGTCACTGTCTGATCCGTGACACCAATCTGACCGCCGCCCGTCAGGAGCACTTGCGGGTAATTCGTTCCTGCGTAACCTGCGTCATACTGGCTATCGACCGTAATCGTGATAGTTGCGCCGGACGCGACTGGATAGCGAAACTCGTGATCGTCATAGCCGGTAAGCTTGATCGACTGATTTCCGGCACCGTCCGTCGTGCTCGCGTCGATCACGCCCATGTCGTGACGTTCGAGTGCGCCTACGGCGGCGAGAGTATTGCCACCTGCCGGGCGCGGTCGGTTGAGCAAATCGGCGTAGGACATCTGTGGGAGTGTATAAAAAACGACGAGGCGCATGTAGTCGATCAGGACTTGGTTGCCGGCGCCAGAACTACAGGTGAAACTCGCGCCGACACCGAAGCCGGAGTTATTCACATCGGTTGGACTTAAGGTTGCGCCCCAGAGTTGGCCATCACCCTGGCACACACGGCCAGTGATACCGGCCCCGCCACCGCCAAGGATGGAACCCACGGTACTCCCGCTCACGTTCAGGACGCTGCCATGCTGGGAAGTTCCCGTCACGGCTCCCGCCTTCAGGAGTTTTAGTGTCGTGAACGTCAGATTGGCATCGGCCCGGATGCAGATGTAGAGCTGGACACCGGTAATCGTGGCATCGCTCGGAATCGAGAACCCCATTCCGGTCGCTTCGATGAGGTGACTTACCTGGCCGGTCGTAAGGGAGATGCTGGCCTCGGTACTGTCTGGGACGAGGATGTTGTTCGGGCTAGTCCAAGAGATGGTGCCAACCGAGGAATCGTCCGTTGCTGTGGTCGGTACACCGACCTGCGCCTCACAACTACTCCATCCGAGCAACGGTGACGTAGTAGATGGTGTGCCGTGCGGTCGGACGATTGCACCACGCTGCTCCGCCTGTCCCCATTCAAGCAACTGAGCCTTGGCGTAGCTCAAACCGTTTAGGTTGAAGGTCTTGAGTCCTGCGAAAACCGTGTTGCCCGTCGCTAGCTTATTGGCGAGGAACACATTGTTTTCCTCAACGAGACAGCCTGCGTGCTGGCTTTGGGCTGTCACCAACGTATTGGTACTACCACGAACCATGACGAGATTATTCAGGAACAGCAACGGGTATTGATCGGACCAGGAATTGCCGTTGATGATGCTCAGAATGCTCTGGCCGCAACTTCCCTCGATGGTGCAGTTGAGGATTTTTAGGCCCCCAGCCTTGCCGCCGACGTTCGCGGAGTCGCTATTGATGTTGAAGAATTTGTGTGTGATATGACCAATGAACCGGCAGTTCTGATAAGTAACGCCCACATCCCAATGCGGGCTCGCCTGCGATGCAGCCACGAGACCCATCATGTCGCGGTCGCTCGCTGTTCCGTCTACGTTCGTGGCGACGAACGTGCAGCGGTCAGCTAGAAAGTTCTTGGGTACGCCTGCGGCGGCCGTGAGATAAAGCACACTCGATTGAATGCCGATCACGACGCAATCAAGCAGCTTTAGGTCATGGTTGGTGGCTGAGCCGCCGAAGTAATCCGAAAAGCAGTCCGTCGAACCCGTGTTGGCGCCGATGATGGTCATAAATTGGAAAGTGTAACGATTCTTATTGTTGCAGTCGATGGTTGGACCACTGGAAGCTGGGGCCGTAGTGTCGTTAGTGGTATAGCCAGTAACAGTAACCTCGCCAGCATCGCCCGTCTTGGCACCATCGACATCGCCGATGATCTTCGTCTCGGCCGTCGCCGCGACGGAGCACTGCAACAACTCTCGATAAACGCCAGCGCCGACGTAGACGGTATCGCCTGACGCGATGGCGCCGAGCGCATGGCTAATCGTCAGCCAGGCAGCACCCGCAGAAGTCCCCGCAGCACCGTTAGAACCTGTCTTACGGACGTAATAGGTGGTCACTTACTGCGGCTCCTAGCTAACGATATTGTCGTAGCTCCGGTGGCGAATGTTACTGCCTAGGCATGAGCCCACGCCAATATACCGCTTGCGTTCCAGGCCACTTGAAAAGTTCCGCTCGAGCTCGCTACCGAACCACCGAAGTCCCAGTAGCCGATAAGTACGTCAGTTGCGGAGCTCCCGACGACCTTGTAGAGATAGAGGCCGCTGGCGGTGATGGTCGATGCTGCCCAGGAGAGGGTCGCCGCGGTGAACGTCTCAACGTGTGAAGCCATTGCGAGCGAGAGCGACCCAAGCGCGGCGCCTCCAGTGCTGTAGCCGGTTCCTGACGCTTCGTGGGTGATGTCAACCCTGAACTGGTGGCCCTGCTTGGTCGCATCGGACTCAGCGGTGCCGGTCGCGTTAACCAACATGCCGTAGATGGAGTCGGTGTCGAAGTCTACCGGCGTGAGGCTTCCCTGGCCGGCCTGCGCCTCAAGCCAGGTGTCCATAAAGACAGAGTTAGCCATTTAGCCCTCCTTCGGCGTGCCGACGGTTCCAGTGGCCGTCGCCTGGAACTGTGTGATACCCGCGGCGGGCGGTGCTTGCACATTGGCTGCGCCCTCCGGTGGGTAAACTTCTTCGAACTCCCGATTCAGGTGACCACCTGCCGCGTTAATCCGGCTGATGTGACCATTGATTTCCTGCCGGACGAGATGCTTGAGCTGTGCGAGCGCGGCCATTTGCTGGTCCGCGTTCTGAAGCTCCTGATGCAGTTCTTTGACATTCATGTCTGCGAAGTCAGCCACGATAGCCCTCCTTTAGAGCTCGAATAGCTTAAATGCGCCCGTGTCGGGTATGACCACGATGTTGCTCCCATTGGGCGTGTCTGGGAGCCCTGTTGCCTCGTCCGTGTAGGTCATGAGCGGGCTCGTGGCGTCGGTGCCGGTATTGCGTGCCAGGATGACCGCCGTGATAGTCGCTCCGGATACAGCGGTGATCGTCTCGGACGTTGCGTTGAACACGCCGAGGGTGATGCTCTTTCCAGAGAGGTTCCCGGACCTAGCGACAATGTTGCCGCCACCGATGTCGCTGATGAACTGGTGCGTCGACAGGTTCACGACGTACCCAGACGACACCAGAATCATGATGATGTTGTGGTTCAGGCACTCGACGTAGCTCGAATGCGCCGAGCCGGCCAGCATCCCCTCCGCGTAGAGGCGATATTTGCCCTTCACTAGCTACACCGTCCCATCTTGGGACGATTCGTTGGCGTGGCGATGCATCCAGTCCTTAATCCAGGCCTTCATCTCGTCGGTCTTCTCGAGCGTCGCCGCCTTTCGCTGGCTGCAGCCGCAATTCTTGAAGACCGGCGCCTCGGACGGCATCATGTTGACTCCAGCCTGCGCAGCCTCAATGGCCTTGAGCGAGGCTTCCGCGGCAGCCGCCTGGATGGCGCTGCGACCGGCGGCGATACGCTCGCGGCTCTCACGAAGGAGCTGCTCGACTCTGCTTTCTACTGCATCCATGGGAATCTCCTCTTAGTGATGAATGAACGGATCGACGCATACGAAGGGAATCGTGAACTTCACCGTCGAAACGAGCGGCACGAAATCCGACTTGCCGGTGTATCTGGCCATGAAGTACCCGTCCCTGTCTGGCAATATTAGCGGCCTGGCTCCGGCACGCACGTCCAGGAGCGTCCCGAGCGCAATGGCATTAGACATGAGCGTCGCGTGGTTCGGCTCAACGATGAAGCAGTCCAGATTGATGTCCATGGGCCCGTAGGACGCCCCGTAATCCCAGGCGCCGTCCCTAGTCGGGATATCAACGATGCGGTCCTTTACAGGCGGCAGCAGTGGTACGTGGATACCGCTCAGGGCTATAGCTACGCCGAAGCTCAGCGATGGGACGCCATTGAAGATGAAGCCGAGCCACTGGTCGGTCATAAGTGAAGTCCCTGCGGATAGCCAAGCGCCTTGATGCGCTCCTGCTGTGCCGCGGTCTGCGCTTGAGAGAGCCTGCCGACGATTTGGTCGACACGACGCTCGCTGTCCACATGCATGTTCTCGACGTTGAACATGTGACCGCCGAACATAGGACTGTCACCTCCACCGCCTCCGCCTCCGCCTGCCCCGGACCCGCCGCTCGCGGTTCCTGGCGAAGCGCTGGCACCAAATGCGGCACCGACCGCAGTGCCCATGGCGTCGGAGAGGAGGGACGAGCCGGAGGTGATGCCCATGGCAGCGCCTTGAATCAGCGGCAGGCCAATCTCCTTCATGGCACGCTTGGACGGCGAGGCAATCAGACCTTCAGCCTGTGCTGCCAGGATGGCTGAGTCCACGGCTTGCCTAGCAGCCGCTTGAATGGCAGGCATGCTCTGCACGATTCCGGTTGCAATGCCATCGCCGATGGCGTTCCCAACCGGAGTAGCCTGCTGCGTGGCGTCGGGGATGGCAGAAGCGCCACTCGCAGCGTCGTGAACGGCATTCCGAATTGCCGGTGTGCCCTGCGTAACTCCGGCCGCTATTCCACTTGTGATGGCGTTGCCAATGGCCTGCGACTGCTGTGCTACCTCGGCAGGCTTCGGCAGTAGGTCTGGAACGAAGATTTTGTTTGGCTTGACGGCAGGACCACCGAAAGCAGACGCGCCCTGCGAGGCTGCGGCCATATCGATGACGACCTTCTTTTGGTCGTTGAGAATCTGGAGTTGGTCCTGCAACTGCTTGGTATGGAAATCATCGCCCTGGGTTTGGACCGTCTGGGTATCCTTTGCCAGGCCAAGTGCCGTAGTTGCCGCTTGGATTTTCTGGTTGGCGGCCAGGAGCTCTGGGGCAGACCCATCCAGTTTGATCTTCGCCTCATCCTGCGCCAGTTTGTTCTTGGCGTCCTCAGTCTGGAGGCCGGCGTTGGCGAGGCTATTCTGGTCCTGCGCCAACTGGTTTCGGCTCTGCTCAGCGCTGATCGCAGCGTTGATTCTCGAGAGCTCCTTATCCAGTGCATCAGTCTTCTGGCCCTGCGCCTGAAGGGACTGCTGCTGGATTTGCAGTTGATCCCGCTGGACCTGAAGTTGCAGGAGCGCAGGGTCCGTACCGCTCGTGTGTCCCTGGGCGGCCAGGAGATCATGCGACTTTGTGATCTGGTCCTGGATGGCCGTCGCCTGCTGCTGAAGGGTCTGAAGATACTGCTCGGCCGGCTGACGGGCCTGCTCGATCTGGTCCTTGATCTCGGTCCAGTGATTCTTGCTCTCGACCAGAGGTTCGTTCTGCGCATCGAAGGACTTTTTGAGCTCGTCCGAATGGGTCTTCGCCTCGTCGATCTGGACCGTCAGATCGTGCATCTGCGGTGTGGGTAGATTTGCCCACTCCTTCGCCTTCGCCGTCAGGTCGTCAAATTCCTTCTTGGCCGGGTCGACAAAGCCGGTCTTCAGCTCGGTGAGCATGTTCTGGTCGGCCTGGACGGCTGCGCTGTCACCGCTGGCTAGGTCGGACTGCAGCTTCTCCTGCCACTGCTCCTCAAGCTGCAGCATGTTCGCGTAACGATCTCTGGCCGATGCAAGGATGGACTGGTCACTCGCGGACAGTTGTGCGTTGACGCTGGCGTTCTTGCCGACCAATTGGTCGTAAGCCAGATTCGCTATCTGTAGCTTGGTGTTCTGGACATCGCTCCAGGCGCTGAGTTGGCTCTTCCAGCTTGACTCGATGGCCGTATTCGCCTCGTTCGCCTTCTTGATGCTCTGGTCGTAGGATTTTTGCTCCGCATCCCGCTTCTCGCCGAGACCGGCGATTTTGGCATCCAACTGCTTGCGGTCTTCGGCAGACATGGTCTCGGTGCTCTGCCGTTGGAGGCCGTTGATCTGTGCCTGGTAGCCCTGGATTGCCTGAAGCTGTTGTGATGCCGACTGGATGGACGAATCCCGAATGTTTTGCCAGTCTTCGACTGTGTGGTCCTTATACGTTCCACTGGCCTTTGCCATCTCGTCATAATCCTTCGAGATGGTGGCTGCCGAGGCATCGGTGGTTTTGGCCAGTGAGGTACTCGCCTTGGCCGCGGCGTCGCTATTCGAGGCGTTCTTATCGTGAGTCGCCTGCTCTTCTTTCCCCTCGTTGACAATGGAATCGACTTGTCCGGCAGCGTTGCTCTCGATCGCTTTGGCGGCTCTCCCATAAGCGTCCGCCTCGAGCTGCTTATCAGCGATTCTGGCCATTGCCTCTTCATGGACAAGTTCGGTGTGCTTCTTCTCCTCAGCGTCGGACATGACGTAGTCGCCGGTCTGTGGAGTGCCCGCACCACCTGCGGGCGGGGGCGGATTGGTGATACTTCCCGGTACAGGAATGAGATTGAGCGACTTAATTTGCGCCGCAATGTCCTTCATCCGGCTGATTGCTTCAGCCTGAACCTGGTCGAAGTACGGGTCCATGGAGCGCTTGACGGCATCGGACGGGCCCATAAGCCAGGCGGCGAAATCGCCGATGACGCCTTTTCCTGTGCCAGGCGACCAGTGCTGCGAGTTAGTCGCCTGGTCGTAATAGGGCTGCATTGAACGCTTGACACCGCCAGGATCTCCGAACAGTGAGTCGATCAGTTTGGGCAGAAGCGCTCCGCCCGACCGCTCGGTATTCATAAAGCTCTCTGCATCGGTCTTGACCTGATCCAGAGCGCCTTTTACCCATTCGGATATCTGCGAGTCGTCCTCGTGGCCGGGTAGGGCTCCGCCAGTAAGGAGAGCCGTGAGGATGTTCCCGCCTTCCGTCTTCTGGACGAAGTTGACGGTGAACGTGTAAGCCTTACCAGCAAGAGTGGCGAGATCGCCGAGCTTTGTAATGAGATCCGTGAGGGGCGGAAGCAGATCAGTCCCAATCGAAACTCCGAGGACGGCGAGTTTCTGTTTGGCAATGTCCAGCTGGCGCGATGTGTTGCCGAGCGCCTCCTGGAACGCATCCTGGACCGGCGTCGCTCCTCCGGAGAAGGCATCCTGATTCGCCTTCTCGATTGACAGGAGATCAGCAAGGCCGTCGTGCAGGATGACAGTCGCGGCACGGCCGGAGATCATCCGGTTGCCGAAGATGCGGTAGACTTCGTCGCCCTGGACGCCGGCTGCATTCAAGTCCTGGAAGATGCCGACAAGGCCTCTGCTGGCTAGACCCGCAGAGGTGAAGTCGCTCACGAGATTGACGCCCGTCGTATTGGATAGCCTGGCGAGCTCCGTCTCGGCCGCCTTGGTCGGTGCGACGATCTGCTGCATCATCCGGATGATTTCAGTGCCGGACAGGGCGTAGTTCTGCCCATTCCGCGTCAGAGTCGCATAGACGGCTGAAACATCTGCCAGACTGACGCCCAAAGCAGCGGCCTGCGCCACAGCCTGCTGGCTGCCGGCGACGAACTGGCCAAAGCTCACGTTGGCGTTCTTGCTCGCGGTCAGCAGTGTGTTCATGAAGGCGGAGGCGTCATCTCCAGATGCACCCATGACGTGCAGTGCCTGCGCCAGCTCCTGGGTCGTTTCTGCGAGGTCGGAGCCGGTGCCGACGCTCGCCTGCATTGCAACCTGGACGATTTTCTGAGAATCGGCGAGGCTGAAGCCCTCGTCCGCGGCATGGCGGAATGAGGTTGCCAGAGCCTCGAATCCGACGCCGCCCTCTTGCGACATGCTCTTAATGGAGGCGTCAACCGCGCCCATATCGGACGAAGTCAGCAGGGAATTGGCGTGGAGCTGTTGGAGAATCTGCTGGTAGTTGGCCGCTGATTCAACGGCCTTGTCAAAGCCGAGCGCGACGGCACCAAGGGCGACACCTGTGGCGCCGAACGCCAACACGCTGCCAGCATTGAGGCTGGACATATTGCCAAGAAGGCTCGCGAGCGCGGTTATTCCAGATGTCGCCGCTGCGCCATCGAAGCCGACTTTAACGAGCAGTTCAGCCGCGCTAATAGACGTGGCGCTACCGTACCCGAACTAGATGCTCGGGAAGGGGTCAGCTAACGGACCCCCGGTAGTGGACGCACTGGGAAGGCGTCCGGTAATTGCCTGCGAACAGTATAGGCTAACAGGCCCCCTGTGTAGTAAGGCAGCCACCGTAGCCAGTCTTCGGAAGCGCCTTCGGCGTCGCGTTGTTTGCTGCGCCCGGCGTGGGCGGTAGTGGAGCTCCAGTCGGCGCTCGCGTGGGCACTGGCGTTGCGGATGGCCCAGGAGTGCGTGTTGGTGTCGCAGGGGCCGCAGTGGCAGTCCTAGTCGTCGGAATGGGGGTCGTAGCGGTCGGTGTTGACCCAGCTGGCGGGATTGGCGCTGGTGGCCTGCACCATGGAAGCACGAACAGCAGGATGCTTGCGACGAGTACCGTGCGAATCATGCCTATCTCCGATGGCCTGCATGTTGGCTTACGT